GCAGATTTTCGTTGAGTTCACTCAATTTTTGCTGTAGCTAGAGCCTGGAAAAGGCAGCTAGGTATCCTAGCCCTCTTAGTAGTCATGAATAACATTGAAGACATCGAAACATTTGAAATCGGACCTCGAGATCAAAACGAGCATCTATTCAATTTGGGTAAGAGAGGAAAAAACAACACACGAAGGCAAAAAGACCATGCTACGCGTGACTTCATCAACAAAGAGGTTGATGAAGTGGCTGAACTTGCTAAAATCGTACGTAAGTACACGTATGAGCAGTTGCAGTCTCGTAAAGGCAAACCAGGGGCGCCAGGGAAGAAGAAGGCGCCCTACTCCGGGGGTCGGTTGGGTGTCAACATCGCTGAACACACGATGTTGTATTACTTATGCGACCACCCCGAGAATTTTCCCTATGCTGACACAACTGTTGAGAAGTTGGTGGTGATGTACTTGATCCTTTTCTCGAAACTTAGGTTGGTCAGCATCGCCGATCGTATGGCGAAATTAAACGCGGGTAAGTCGAACAGTTCCCAGAAACACCCAGTTCGCCACGCGGTGCTACCGAAGACGGTCACAGAGGAACAAATAATCTTGGCATTTAAGTGTTTAAATTTTTCCCGTGAAGAATGGGAACAATTCGACCCCAAGAAAGAACCCATCCCCGTGGGTGTCACAGAGGCCAACAAGGAAACATACCGAATCCGAGCGGGTATATGGCGAGACCGCTCCCTGCGTAACCCCCTCAAACGAGAAGTCATTCAGATTATGGAACCATCGCTAGAAGATTCGTCACCCAAAACGATGGATTTTGACTTACAGTTCGGGGCGCAGTGTGTTCGATTCGTGGACGGGGAAATGAACGCCATAGATGAATTCATCGGTGCATGGGATGAAGCTGAAAGCGAGTCGTCTTCGGAGTCGGTGGCATCCTTAGTCGTTCCTGAAGAAGGAATGGTTACACTTGGATCCACAAGGGCCGATTATGTACACGACGTGCAGACGATACGGGCTGTCCTCGTTCAGTTACCAGGTCCTGCAAGAAAGCGTACAGCCAAACGGGTTCTTGAAGCTTCAAGACACACTAGGTCGATTGTAGACTTTCTAGATGTGTTGGAACCAGAATTTGCTGGTGTATTGAGTATACCTTCGGTTCAGATTTTCGTACAAGCCTTAGACGAGACATTTTTGTTCGACATACTTGTAGATCCATTGTGACCGCGAAATCAGGTTCCATCGTGACGTTTAAAAATCGGCCCATGGGGGCATGCCACACCTTGGTTAAAGGTGACGAACACGCCACCTTTAGTATACGAGGTGTAGGCATTGGTGGGAAACGTGGGAAGAAGCAAACTGACACCGGTGGAGGCCGTAAGAAGAACCGCAATCGAGGCATAACAGGGAACGGAGCATACAACATCAAGGAATTACGTGACGAATTGAAGAACGTAGCCAAGGGTGCCGTCCGAACTGCGTTATCTGGAGGCGGTAGAGCCGTCGGGTCGCACGTTGGCGGCGTTCTAGGGAATCGAGATTGGGGGGCCGGCCTGG